TCTGACTGAAACCACCACCGACTACCTGGATGTGTGATCAAAATTGGCACAGATCCAAGTGCAAATCCCCATTGACCATTAGACGCCTGCGTATTTCCATCGATGATCATCACATATTTATAGAGACTATGTGCTTCAGGTCCGAGCAGTGACTTGTCCGCGAAGTGTTCGGGAGGGATTACGCAGTCATTGTACGGCCAGCCACCTGGTACAAACTTCACATCTGTGTTGGGAACACCGAACAGTTTGTCAACCACTCGCATACGAGTAGACGGTCGATTAAATCCACTAGACCCGCCTCGCCACACGACGACTGGAAGTTTACTGTCCCAGGAATGTTGATGAAACCGTAGTCCATTCGTGAACGCAGCATCATCCCATGGCAAGAGAAACGCACTCTTCGATGAGAAGTCCCGTGTCGCGTATACGCAGACCATGGGTTGCGTGTTTGGAAACGCAGCTGCCTCGAACCGCCCATACTCTCGTGCAGGCGTCACGACAGTCTCAACTCGACCAAGTGAGCTCATCATAGAGTCATATTCGGCATCGCTAACAATCCCGTCACTCTTTGGAAAGATGGCAGTGATTGCGTAAGGTCGAATCTGATCCACAATGTAGCGATGAATAGGTCCATTGATCTCAAAATGTTGATCATAGGAAGACCATGCGTATCGAATATCGTGCGGAATGTTCACCACGTTCCTTGGAATGTTTATGATTGTGGGATTATGATTGCCAGGATACCAGTCTACATGCCAACCTTTGGACTCTAAGTAAGCCCACACGTTAACCTCCCATGTAAGCTTGGGAACGTTGGGGTATTCGCGAAGATACAGTTCATAAAACTCGAGTAGCGAGTTACGATCTCCTAAGAAGAATCCGCCACAGAAACGCCAGTTCACACAGTCCATCATGACAGATGGCGGACAGGCCCCTGGGAAATACATACATTTTGACGGTAACGAGGCTGCATCGATTGCCCTCAGCTCATTTGCCGACTGCGGGTCCTTCAAGACATGATACAAGTTAAAGTCGGCCCATGCGTAATGGCTCGATGAATGATGTCCAGAGTCAATTGCCCGTTTCATAAACTCGATCTTCGCATTCATCAGAATGAGAAAGTTGCGGGTATCGTGTTCTTCTGCACGAACATCGGGTATTCCTTGCGGAGAGATCTGGTAGAGTTTGAGATCCTCCAACGAGATTGTCTCGATCACTCCATTCGGGACTGATACTCTATCGCGAAACTCTGGACTTACAAATAGATGGATACGTATACCGGTTGCAGTTAGCTGATTGAAGAACTTTATGCGAATATCCTCTGACTTACTTTTTGGACGTGGTTCTCGTAGATTGATAAACGCAGTGACAAACGTCACGGTCATTTATCAGAAAGTGGTTTACCGCATGAAAGTAATAATGCCTTCATTGACGATCGAGCTGGTTGGAGGACTTGGGAATCAATTGTTCAAGATGGCTGCACTTCTTCATATTGCAAAGAGAACTGGGAGAACTCCATGTATTAAGAATCTCGCAAATCCTTCGCCTCATTCAAAAGAATCCTACTTTGATACGATCTTTGCATCGTTCGCTAGTCTGTATTCTACGTTGTATCCAACGATCCGACTGGTAGAACCTACGATGTCATATGCCAACTGGTCTAACATCGTTAGGTTTCATATGAACGCAGAGATAGATGGATATTTCCAAGACTATCGATATGTCGACGAAGACTTTGTTCAGAAGTTACGGTTTCCGACAGGTATCGTTACCAAGTATCCCGGTGTCTACGATGCAGTATTCCTCCACATTCGCGGAGGAGATTATGTGAATCACTGGCTCCATGACCTTGGACTCGATGAGTATTACAAGAGGGCGATTGCTCACTTTCCAGGGGCCCATTTCTACGTTGTCACAAATGACCTTGGGTATGCACTCTCGCGTCCTTTCCTCGAAGGGATCAAGTTCACGGTCATCATGGAACCCGAGCTTGATACCTTGTTTCTCATGAGTCAATGTGCTGGAGGTATTTGTGCGAATTCAAGTTTCAGCTGGTGGGGGGCGTTCCTCAATCATACGCGAAAAATTGTGATGCCAGACCGTTGGTATACCGATCCCAACATCCCGACGGAAGGGTATTATTTTCCAGGTGTGATCAAATGTCCAGTGTCATAACCTTCGATGGAGGTGGAGGTGGCAGTGTGCCTGCTGCCCGATGAAGAAGGACTTCATCCCATGCTGCTTGAAGTGCGGGGAGATGTGTAGGTAGCCAGTTTGGATCCTTCGGCAGAAACGCCTTCTTCGTCGAAGCCAGAATCCAGAAGACGTATTGCGGATCCTTGCTCTCGATCTCTGCACGCCATGTGTCGAACTCACTCGTCTGCGGCTTGTACTTCACCGTGTCGTCATCAAAGACTGCGAAGACTCCCTTCATTACTGTAGACCGAACCCATTCGGAGGAGAACACCTTCTTGAAGCGAAACTCTACGTACTCGCACTCGTCGATTCCAGTACATTCCATCTGCATCTGCATCTGATGAACATAATCCTCTGGAATACCAGCTGTCTCCGGTCGCGAGATCGGACACTTGAACTCAACCAGTCGTCCACGACGGCGAATGTTGTCATCCTTCGGAAAGATGATCCCGTCCGGCGAAGCACCCAGAAAGGAATAGACCGGGTGCTGAACGCATGATACGTCAACGATGGAACAATTCGTCTCTTCCTCAAAGATACCCTTCGCAATAGGCTCAAATCGGGTTCCCCACACCAATGCACCGGCCGACGGACCACTTGACTGCGGCTTCTCCAACTTGCCCACGATCAGAGACCTACGTGCCTCACCGCCAGCGAAGACCTTGTGGACCTCGGAACCAGTGATCATCTCACCTCGCTTTGTATGCCACTGAGTTGTGCGTTGATCATTCTCCCCATAGATACGGATGGTTCTTCTCACACAACGGTCACGCATCCAAATATGTCCAAGTTCGCCTTTCATAGCTGTCTCAAACGCTGCGAACACTGTGCGTCTAGCCTGTGTATAGCTCACAGGTCCAATGAGTGTCAGCAGCATGATGAGTGGCTTGAGTCGTTTCTTAGGGCGAGTGTAAGGTGGATCCCGAAGCCATTCAAAGACTACTGCATCCATTCGGTTGCGTTCTATATACGTATCCTTTGAAAACTCATTTTCAGCTCTGAAATACAGAATCAGTATGGAGACGATTCAAAGTAAGGAGCAGTGGGTTCTCCACAGACTCGAAGGATTCTACTCAAAGCCTGAAAATTTCCAGCGTATCGAAGACATTCTTACAGGTAAATCACGCCTCAGTCTGCGTCTTCTGGACTGGTTTGTGACCAACTACTCGAAGAAGTACAATGTGTCCTTCATGACGAAGGCAAATCACCACGTGATTGTGTATCTGGTCTACAAGTCACATCTCAAAGCGTATAACAAAAAGATGTTCGATCCCTTCTGCCGGTGGAAGCGGATCCAGTTCCGTGGTCTTGACACCACCGTGGGTCAGCTGAACTTCTTCGAGTGGGTGATCCAGGATGAGATCCTTGATTACCTTGATGCGAATTATGATGATGTCCATGCTGACATGGAGGAGTGTTCGCAGGTCATTCAGCCGAAGGAGGGCGAGCGTCGTAAGCGTCACGAGTTGAGTCGGTCGGCTACGAAGTCCGTTCGAATGCACGATGTTCTCGTTAAGGTTACGTTCGATTAGTCTGGTGGGGTAACAATGTTCTCAACAATTGATCGTTCGATTGTCTATGAGGTAGGCACAGACATCACCGAAAACGACATCAATATCGTGTCTGACTTGTGGACGATGGAGGATCGACAGGTTTATCGCGGTGCCCGTGATCCGAACTACACGCATGCGAATGTCTACTGGCTCTATGATCCCGATAGTCTTGATCGAGTTGGATTGTCTGAACACAAGCTCGATGACCCGAGTGATGTCGCCCTTCTATGGTACAAGGAGAACCCGTTCAGCACGCTTCTACAAGAAGATGGGTGGATCGAAGGCGAGAGCTTTTGGAGTAAGGTTCCGAGTCATGTCTATGAACAGTGTCTCGCAGAGGGATGGACAACGCCCGCCGCTGTCGCTGAACGTTGCTTGCGTGGATCGACGCGTGTTGTGACAGTTGATACATTGATCGCAAAGCCGAAGGTCTACTCGTGTGCGAAGTGTAAGACAAAGTCATTCACAAAGTCCGCATGTTCCACCGAGTCAACGCTAGACTTTCCTGAAAAGGAAAAAGTTTGGTTTATTGATGAACGTATGGTTGTGTATACTCCCCCCGCAGGGTCTAGTGTTTGGTCGATTACGCAACCGCAGTCGCCTTCCGACCCTTCTTCACAGCCGGAGGTGCAGACGGTGCCGGTGCAGCCGGTGGAGTCGGTGGACGAGTCTCCTCATTCGTCTCCTCCGGAAACGCATCCTCAGTAGCGATGTCAAGCTTCGCGGGGCGGTCCTCCTCATCCTCCTCAGGCTCCTTGATGTCAGCGAACGCTGCCTTGGCACCCACCCGCTGTGGCGGGAAGACCTTCGCGAGAACGACACGCCACGTCACACCGCAGCCAGTGCCGGTCACGTAGATGGACGGCGTGATGACCATGCGGCCCTCGAATCGCTTCGGGAAGACCTGCTCGAGGTTGTCGGGCGTGAGCTCGATCGTGTTCCCCTTCTCATCAACCGCGTCCATCCCGACCTGGCCATCCCAGATCGAGATCTTCATGCGGAGGGACGGAGGATACTTGCCGTTCGGTACCCACTCGCCATTGACCTTCTCCACACTCGGCGTGAGCAGAGGCTTGCACGTGTCGCGGATCGTCGACTCGGAGCGAGACTTACCGAACCAGCGACCGCTGTTCGCTGTGGCAGAGTGGATGACCTTCTCGGAGAGGTCGAGTAGGAAGTTGTAGAAGAGGCCAACCTCCGAGCCGTCAGTGCTACGCTCCTTCGCATACGGATCGCAACCCTTCAGCGAAGCCAGGAGTGAGTAGTTACGCTGACCAGTCTTATCGTCCTCGCGAACGACAAGACCTGCGGGGTAGCTGATTCGCGGAATGCGAACCTGAAGCGGGACATTGTTGTACTTGATCGGAACGGTCTTGCCTCCAGCCTTGTTTGCACGGATCTCGCCGATGGTGATGCGGTTGATGTCGAGGTTCTCAGAAGGGATGATTGCAGTGGTGGCCATTTTGTCTGTTGTGAGATCCGTTACCCTCGGTGGCACGGAATTCGTTTTCCGCGTAGGTTTCCAGTTTTCAAGATTGTTCAGAAGATAAAGGTAATGCAGTGTGCATCTGTCAGGAACAAGACATCAACGGATCGATGTTCACTTAAAGCACTGATGGGACATACTCTGTGTGGAAAACACGTCAGGGCTAAGTCATGTCAGTTATGGACAGACGTTCACCAGCAACGACTGAGTCGCCTTCCGAAGGTTCAAGCCCTGTACCGCGGATGGAGGGTTCGATCGGTTCTGGCGTTATCTGGACCTGGCGTTCTTCGACGCGGAAACTGTGTGAACGACGAGGAACTTGTCACACTTGAATCGAAGGACCGGCAGTATCCGTATGAATACTTTGGAATCGAAGAAGGTGGACGTATCTGGTGGTTTGACTTTGCAACTGCGTGGGAATGGTTCACTCGTTCCGTGACTCCGACAAATCCCTATACAAAGACGCCGATATCTCATGAAGCACTGGGGCGACTGCGAAAACTCCACCTGTATCGACGACGATGGAGAATTTCGGTTCCACCCCCACCACGTGATCTGAAAGAGAACATCGTTCGCAGATGGACTGTGTTGTCACAGATCTTTCGCGGTTATGGCTTCGAAGATGCCCATCCCGAGCAGTTCGCGAATCTCTCGTCCGCAAACTTGAAGATCGCCCTTCGCTTTCTATCCGAAGACATCGGTGCAATGCCGAGACCGAACAAGCGGATGTTGGGGATTATTGACCGAGGTCTTACCTATGTTGCATCCTCTACAACCTCAATGATTTATTCACTGAACTTGTTGACGATTATGATGACAGATTCTCGATCGTATGACTATGTCTTTTTACTGTTATCTGCATTGTATCGCTGTTAAGCTGTGCCGTTCGGGCAGTTGCACGTGTTCGTGGCTGCATCATATACACCGTTCTGATCGTCACATGCCTTCTGGATTGCGACAGCCGTAAGCTTCGCACTGGCTGCACACATTCCCTCACGAGGACGGGTCAGCGTATAGATCACGATGGCGAGGAAAAGGGCAACGAGGAGTGTTTTTGCATACATTGTTATATGCACAGGTAAAATGGATTCGTGCGGGGGTATGGAATGGGTGGCAGGATGAATATCTTCTTCCTTTCTCTCAACCCGACCGAAGCAGCCCGCCTTCACTGCGATAAGCATGTCGTGAAGATGATCCTCGAAACTGCACAACTCTTATACACTGCCCACTGGGTGTACGAATCACCACTGCCCGAAGGGGCATATCGCAAAACACATCCAAACCATCCATCTGCACGATGGGTCCGCGAATCACTTGTCAACTACCGGTGGCTCTGTGCCCTTGGTATGGCACTCTGCGAAGAGTATACCTATCGCTATGGAAAGGTCCATAAGACAGAGCCTCATCTCAGGTGGCTGACCGCGAATTCCCCAATCCAACTCGTCGACGTCGGCTGGACTCTACCCCGACTCGCCATGCCAGACGAATTCAAAGACAAAGACCCCGTCGTAGCCTATCGCAGGTATTACTTGGGTGCGAAGGTGCGTTTGTTGTCCTACACAAAACGTCCTACGCCAACTTTTTGAAACGAAACGGTTTACATGACCGCCGGTGGTAAGAGTATACCAGTGCGTTAGAAATGTCGTCTTCTTCTACCCCCGTTAAGTCAAAGATGCCTGCGAAGAAGTCTGCCCCCGTTGCCCCTGCCCCTGCTGCCCCTGCCCCGGTCGCCGAGACCCCCAAGCCTGTCAAGGCTGCGAAGGCCGCGAAGGCCCCCAAGGCCGCCGTGCCCTCCAAGGCGGTTGTGACCGTCCCGACGGTTGAGACGCCGTCTGCCCCGGCCGTCGTTGAGTCGTCGGAGAGCTCCGATGTCATCCTCGCCAGCCTGGCGGAGAAGCTCAAGGCCCTGTCGACGGAGCTGACGACCCGTGTCCGCGAGGCCACGAAGAGTGTTTCAGACGCCATCAAGGCGACGAAGCGTGAGGCCCGTGAGATCAAGAAGAAGAAGAAGAAGAGCCCGGAGGACATGACCCCGGAGGAGCGTAAGACGTGGGAGGCCCGCCGTGCCAACAACGCCTTCCTCGTGCAGCGTCCCCTGACGGATGAGCTCTGTCACTTCATGGGCCTCAAGTCGGGCGAGAAGCGTTCGCAGACGGAGGTCACGAAGTTCATCTCGAACTACGTGAAGGAGCACAGCTGCTTCGACCCGGCGTTCAAGCGTCGCATCCTCCCGAACTCGGCCCTGGCGAAGCTGCTCCGTGTGTCGGACAAGGATGAGGTGACGTACCTGAACCTCCAGTCGTTCCTGAAGGTCCACTTCATCAAGCCGAAGGCGTAAAGAGGAGTCGCTAAACAGATGTTGTAATCAACTCATGCGGCATCTCCATATAAAGCACCGTGCTAAAAAAGGGCGACAGACGCTCATCTAATACCAATGCACGCTGCTTATCGTTCTCGGTCAGTGTCTTTGTCAATCGACGAAGAACTAACCCCCGGTCGACCGAAGAGTCGACCTTAATTTTACATTTCCCAGCTTTCCATCCACACAAGGATGACGTATTACATGCGTCCTTTTGTTGAAACTGTCCGCAGGGTGTCCGCACTTTGTTCACGAATGCACGTGGACCCTGAGTTGCATCCCAATGGGCTTCCTTTTTGAGCCAGGCATCGAGCTGTTTGTACAGCGTCTTTCCACGAGTCGCAATCGCTTCACGAAGAGTTGCATGTTCCTCTTTTTGAATGTCCTTTGAGAGAGTGAAGAGCAGAAAGTCAAACACCTCCGCTGCATACGAGATTGAATCCGCAGTGAGTTCATCTTCCTTATTCGGTCCGCCATTTGTCAGAAGTGCCTCTGGATGACGTGACATTGTGGACAGGACCTCCTTCGGATCACCTGGCGTAGACTCTTCCGGCTGAAACGGGGCACGGAATTCAGATGCGAGTAATGACTCTACGAAGCGACCCGTTGAATCTTTCAGGTCTTCCACCCACTTGAATCCCTTGTGAGTTGTCGCATCTAAGAATGTGCGAAGGGCTTGGCGTGTGGGTAATTCCTCAGCCTTGATGTCTGAATATCCCGAGCGAACATGAACACCGGGTAATGACTCCATTGTTGCCGGCTGAATCGGCAGAATGACAACTCGTGGTACAAACACCGCCTGAATTCGATCAAATGGATCCATGATGACCTGGAAGTCGTGACCCTTACTACGCAGTTCATTGATTGCGTCGGTGTACCGCGGACGGTCAGACGCACACGCCTTAGCCTGTAATGATGTAACCGTCGACAGAATCTGTTTCGGGAACGGTGCTTCGCGTAGGTTGACAGAGTAGGTGTACTTTCCGAATCCCCTGGTCTTTTCAGTTGTGCGGGCGACATGGGCTAAGATGTCCTGATCGACTAGCACAATCGTTCGCTCACGAGGATATGCAGTATCTGACCAGAATCCGCAAGTGACAGAGTTCGACGATGTGTCCACGCGAACAACCTTGCATCCGAGAACAGAAGTCGTGTATTCAACTTCATCAAGCACACTCAGTCGCCCTTCTGTGTATGCAGTCTGAATTCCAGAGACGATACGATCGAGCTGTGTCTCACCTTCGCCCATCTCCGTCCATGTGCGAGCAAACGAACAGAGCAGCACATTCTTGCGTGCGTCTTTCGGTTCAGGAACAGTCTTCGCATCTCCGAGGAAATGAGGTAACGTCTTTGACGGACGCCCGAGTCCCACGCGGAAGAAGTCCGCCTTACCCGCATCAAGACGGCTCTTCTTCACAGATGCGTCATACTTAATTGGAATGCGAAGAGAGGCTGCAACCTTATCGTTGAGGAACCCCATTCGCATCGAAGGTGTCTTCGCTGAACTCAATACATACGAGTCATCCGACTTCTCATCCTTCGGAACGAGAACCTCTGACCGCTCCTCTTTGTAGCAGCACGGAATACGCTTGTCCTTGATTGTTCGAATGTACCCCGGGAATACTGACTCCTGATCACGCTTGATGACGGAAAACTCAGAGATATCCTCATCCTTACCCGAGCGAACCTTGCCGCCACAGACCGGACACGCACCGTCAACGAGCTGTGTTTCACGCAGAGGAATCTGATCCTTGATGCACCAGTATTGCGGACAGACTGCGATACCTGCTGGGTTCTCGAGTTCCATGATCAGTGACTCATCTCGCTTCTGCTTCTTCTCGGGGAGAATGCGACCGTAGTTGCGTGGATTGTATTCCGATGGGATACGCGTCTCATCTTCGGGAGTCAGAACAACAACCTGCTTATTCTTGTCGCACTTGCTGGGGTAGATGGTGCTATCGAATGTTTCTGGATCAAACTCTTGTAGACGCTTGTTGAAGTAGTTGTAGGTTGACTTTGACTTGTCTGATACACGCACACGCTTCTTCGTTTCCTGAACCTGCTCGACCGGTTCCGGTGCGGGGGCAGCACTTTCATCACCTAATCCTAGATCGGCCAGGAAGTCGTCGTCCACTTGAAACTCGCCCGAATACACTGTGACCTGCGGCACAACTGCGGTTGCTTCAACGGCTTCCATCCTCTTCGGACACACAGCTTCAACAGCCGAATCATCCGATGTCAATACGTGACGCAAAATACTCGCATACTTAACTGCCCGTTCTACATCGGTGATCGCAGAGAGAATGACTTCCTTGTTTGAGAAGCGAATGGTAGGGAATCCACGCAACACACGTTCGAGGTCTAGGTCATCGCCTAGGTTTGCAAACTTTGTGAACAATCCTTCCGCATCGTCCGGGGTCATTCCGATAGTGGTCAATGTTTCGATCGAAGGAGTCTCTGCATCTTGGAGGGCTTGAAACGCTTGAATCTCAAGAGGTGTGAAGTTCTCTGCGAGACGATCTGCACGAAGCAGCCGGAATGCATCATCTTGCGAACTGAAGATCGTCTGAATGCACTGAAACCTTCGCATGTCGAACTCCTTGATCTCCTTCGCAAAAGTGCCGAGAACCGACAGGTCCTGTAATTCCCATCGGGTGACTGCGAGATCAGCTGCCTCAACGAACGGTGTCACTGCGTCCATCGTCTTGATCCAGTCATACAAGCTCAGCCGAATGTCATCCAATGATTCCTTCGTCTCCTTTCCACGCACGATTGTGAACTGAATGTCACGAGGTGTGATTGCGATACGGTCAAACGACGTGCGAGAGGTTCCGCGATAGAAGAGAAGAGTGGGCAGACGACGTTGAGGAAGAGTTGTGCTTGTCCACGCTTTCCATGTCGCAACATCTACGGACGGAACCTTGTTCGACGGATCCACGACATAGAACTTGTGACGGATCTTCTCCTGCTTCGAAGTGAAAAAGCCCACGTACGGAGTCTTCTTCGAGAGAGTCATTCCATAGAAGATCTGTTCGAACCGGGCCCTCGGTGCAGTAAACTCTGTCTCCACGAGAGGCACATACCATTTCGCACGCAAGATGGCAGGGTGCTTCGGTTCAGGAACATCGAGTGCGAGAAGCTTCGTCAGCTGATCAGCATTCGATCGCAATGAGCGAATCGCTGACTCAGTCAGACGGTTAGGAGTTGTATCTGTGAACATGGGAAAGTAGACACGACGGACAAGTTGAGACGCTTCCTTGATCTCGGTCGCACGAAACGACACCACGTCATCATACAGAGTCTCGAATAGTAACTGGAGGTTACCAATCGGAATGCGAGAGGATTGAAGATTCAGATCCTTCGGAGGGAGAGGAAGACAAAAGGATTTGTCACCAGGAACACCAAAGACTCGCCACTCTGAGAATCCAGCACCTGGGCTGTACAGATCTTTCAGTGATTCGGGCTTTGAGTTCCAATCTTCGCGTGACCAGACCCTCTCCTTCACTCCGGTTCCTACGCGAAGTGTCTCGACATACGACTTGAACAGATCAAGATCGAGACGCACTCCGTCAAGGGACATGCGAAGAAACAATGCGTCCCAGTGGCGAGGGTCTTCGTAGTGTTCTTCGGGTAACTGAACTTGTACTTCGATGAACAGCCGATCGGGATGGCTATTCGTGACGACAGCAATATGCTGTCTGACAGTTTCTAGGGTATCATCCTCAAAGAATGATATGGAAGATCCTGTTGCTGCGACGGGGACCGTCTTCATTACTGGTTAAGAGTATTACTTTTCGCCGTGTTTGTTCTTTCTCTTCTGGGCATTGATTCGCTCGCGATTCTTGTCTCGATACTCCTTCGTCTTCATTCTAACTGCTTCGGGGTCAGCAGCACGTCTTGCCCGCTTCTCCGCACATAGCCTCTCCTTGTTCTGTTGATAGAACTCCCTACGCTGTGCTTTGATTGTATCGGCATTTTTGGCAATATATTCATCATGTTTTGCCTGTATTTTTTCTTTGTTCTTTTCGTAGTATTCCTTATGTTTCTCCGCAACAGCTTCTTTATGCTTTTCTACATAGTCGCGATTGCGTTCTAGAATAGTCTGTTTATTGGTCTCGTAATACGTCACGACCCGCTGTTGTTTCTGGTCATCGGATGCATACGCGGGTAACGTATTCAGACACAATGGATCATCCTTTGATGCCGAAATGTACTCGTTCTCTTTCATACGTATCTCCGTTCGATTCGCACACGAGAATGCTTCAACCAGTTCGATTTTGACCTTATCCCATCCTATTGAATTTATATGTGTATAGAGTCGGGATGTCATTGTCTTGGAAGAATCTTTATGACCCCAGTACCTCGACTTTAATTGTGCAATGGTGGACCCATAGTAATAATGTCCGTCATCGCATAAAAGTTTGTATATTTTGGAATGTTCGTATCCCATTTATTTAGTTGGTCCGAAAATATGTAAATGTTTATAGCGGAGAATCTGAAATAATCATACCACAATATGGCGTCGGCTGACGTGAATAGTTGACAGGTGTATAGATTCCGATCTTGACTGCATCGTGAAGGATGCGACGGAAGTTCTCCCAGAATTCAGGTGTGTGACCAATCGTCTCAGTCATTAAGTGCGACATCTCGTGGAGCATCACAAACATGACTGTGTTGATTTCGACGAGCGGATAGGGTGGCTTCGTCTTGTCGCGAAGGCAGACAACGATTCGCTGTCCCTTGTTCTCTGAATACGATGTGTCGCCCGACCGAATGTCATTCTCGGAGAAGACGTCGGGTTGAAAGCGGGCGACAAACCGTGAGACGGGTGGGTCGTTCATCAATGCGGGTTCTGCTGCGTAGTAATCGCGTAACTTGGTGAGGTTCGCCCTGATCTTTGCCATGAGCTTGACAGCGTTCTCCTTATCAGGCAGATTCTGAATGTCGTATTCGTGACCGTCTGGACCCATCATCCGAACTGTATTGGTGGGTCCCATGAATTGAGAAACAATCGCGACACCGACGACAGCCGCGGCAACCGACAACATTATGTATCACTGGGAAGTTTAACCAGAGAGACCATCGAGGGCCCGGTTCGCACGGAAAGGGTCCGGGTCGATCGTCGTCTGGAGGAAGGGACCAACCTTCGACTGCGGGTTGGGCTGCTCCGAACGGATATCATACGTCGGGTTCCGGTTCGTCTGCGAGATACCGATGATGTTGATGTTCGCGTGGTAACCCGCCTGGAGGAAGTTCTGGCCATCGAGGTCGCTCTTGCCAACCGGGTTCACCGCCGCCCACGAGGCACCGATCTCGCCCTTCGGGAGCAGCTCGCTCGACGACAGGACGTTCTGGGTGTACGTCTGCTGCGACGCCGGCGTGCGACCCTGGATATCATCGACAGCGAGGGCATTGCCGCCCAGCGACGACGTGCCAACCGAGTACGGGCCCTGGCCACTCAGAGGAGCCATGCCTCCCGAGCCACCGAGCTCCTCTGCCTTGTCCACGACCGCACCCTTCGCAGAGGAATACGATGAAAAAAGGGAATATACGACAACCACACCCACGAGGACCATTCCGAGGCGAACCACTTTTTGAGAGGAGAGCTTCATACTTTATTCATGTCGTCAGACAAATTATCAGGCGGAAACAGGATAGCGACCAATTGCTCCCTTCGGAGTGTCCAGAATCCGCGGATGCCACGACGTTTCGCTTCGTCTCGGAGTTCAGTGATTGTCATCTTCTCGATGATAAATGACTTAGGCAGTTCCTTCATTGAAAGAATCTGGATCAACTGAACACGTTTGAGAATGTAATACTGCTTGATACGCCGCCCCTTCGCGATCTTCTTGAGCTCGACAAGGCTGAGGGTCTCCATTGAACTGAAACTCCCTCTCCGCCACGGAATCCGTTTTTTCTAGGCTTTCAAGTAATGCAGCGAACACCGGTCATTTTAGCCTTTTTCTTAGCCGCTGCCCTCGTGGGGCTGTTTATCCGATTCACAGACATGAGTGGTGGTAAGGAGACGTTCGAGCTCCCGAAGGACAACATGGCTCCCCTCGACACTGTCCAGAGTGGCAACATCGCCCCTTACAATGGCACGTCGCCGATCCTCGGAAGCGAGGCGAAGCCCGTCCCCGAGCTGCCGTACGATGTTGCCGATGACAACGCCATTGGTCAGTTCATGCAGAACAAGGTCGGTGCTGACTGCTGCCCTTCTCCTTTCTCCTCCGACACCGGCTGTATCTGCCTCACGGAGACGGATCGCAAGACGTTTGCGTCTCGTGGCGGAAATAAGAGTGCCGTCTAACAACAATGGATCATCTCCGTGCCCTACTCAAATACTTCAAAGACAAGCATCCGGATAAGGAATTTCCGCGTGCGTCGGATGAACTCTACACTCATCTGACAGACGTGCTTACCCCTCACGCGATGAAGATCATGCAGCGTGACAATAGTGTGTTTCTCACTCTTGATGCACCTGAGATCTTCCCTGGCATCAAGTCTGCCCTGATCTGGGACAAGACTGAGGAAGCCTGGAAGCTGCTTCACATGACGATGGTCTTTTCCTTCTTTCGCGGTGACCCGAAGGAGAAGGTCTCGCAGCTCGTCGCAGCGATGAAGCACATGCTTCCCGCAACTCACGGTGACACTGATGAGATTTTGAAGACACTCGAGACTGAGGAGACTGCCTCATCTCTCTCCGAGATCTTCGAGCTCCTGATGACCACCCGACTCGCTTCGATTGTCGGCGAGATTGCCACCTCGATCAAGCTGGAAGACATCGGAATTGATTTCGAGCGTCCCGAGGAGATCCTCGAAGCCCTTCAACACCCCGAGCGTAGTCAGGCAGTCCGCTACATCTCGGAGCAGGTGAAGACGATGCTCGAAGATCGAATCAAGACTGGAAAGATTAACCAGACGGAGCTCATTCGCGAGATCGAGATGCTCAAGGCGAAGTTCCAGTCCAGTTTCGGGAAGTATATGAAGGACATGATTGGAATCGCCCGCGAAGGTCCCGCAACTGGCAACACAGCAGAGCAGATTCTTGGTAACTCTCCCGAGGCCCGTCGTGCACGAATGATGGCACGTCTCCAGCGTAAACAGCGTGAAAAAGGTCGCAGGTGAAGATAAGAGATGTTCTGGTTTTCCGATCCAACGATTCTGTTTCGTCCAGACACGTGGTATGCCTTTGTGCCGACCGCGGGTATGACGGTTGATGAATCATTAAATGCTGTTGTTCGCTTCACAGTGTATCTCAGTATACTCCTGTTCTTCTGCTCGATGCAGGTTAGGTATTTTGTCTACGTGCCGGTCGTCATGGCGATCACAGTCGCCCTTCACCAGCTCTACCCGAATGCGAAGAAGATCACCGAGCCGTTTCGCATGGGAACCGCAGTGAGTTCGTACTCGGGCGATGAGACATCGAAGCCTACGCAGCAGAACCCTTTTATGAACCCGACTCTGATTGACATTAACGAAAACCCGAACCGCAAGCCCGCATCAGACCCGACGGATATCAATGTTCGCGATCAGATCAATAAGAACTTTGCACAGACGTCGAACCTCTACATGGACACGACCGATGTGTTCCAGATGGTTCAGTCGCAGCGTAACTTCTACACTGTCCCCGAGGATGATCATGAGGGTCTGCTAGCATTCTTAGGAAAGGGTGCAGCCTCTGGCAAGTTGCTTAATGAAGGCTATGTTATGACGAAGGGATCAATGGCGAAGACCCCGGCGAGTACTATGGAACGCCCGACGGGAGCGATGCCGGGTGAGGCGGTGAGTAACCCCGAGTTTCCTACCGATCTCAGCCGCTGAGGACTGCTCGCCTGAGATCACACGCTCACGACCGCGACGCGGCTTGTACTTCATAGTCGGAAACCCAGTAACATTCTCCTCCGGAGGAACATTCGCAGATTCGATCTCAATTGCTGGGATCTTCTTGAACTTCTTCTTGAACTCATCCCACTTCGGCTTGTTCGCTTCGCAATGCGAACAGCCCTCCATGTAAAACAAAACTAAGACTGGACGACGGTTGAGGCTTTCCTTTACGTCGCCCATTTTATATCAACAACTAGAAAATGGCGTGTCTCGATGAGTTGAAACAGCAGCCGAATAAGAAGTGGGTCGGAACTTCTAAGACTGGCGAGAGGCGAACGTTTGAGACGCTCGGTCAGTATAACGAATACACCGAAGCACTTGGCTGTCCTCCGATTCGCCCAGCAGTGTATGTTCCTCCGAACGCGGGAAAGAACACGATTCCGACCGGGTTTCTTGAATTCAAGCCTCGCGATGCAGAGACGCAAGCAAGGTTTGATGCGTTGTCCGCTACATGGGAAGGTCCCGAGGCATCAGAAGAAGCGGTGAAACAGGGTCTGTATAAGGAGGATTCCGCAGATGCAGCGACTCGTGAGAAGAAGCCGCAACCAATCAAAGAGTCGTTCACAAATCTTTGCTCAATACAATGACGTGGGTCCTGATTGCCCTGGCTTTATTGCTTCTTCTATTCATCTCGCAGGTCGAGCACTTCACGGACACAGAATTCACGAACGTCACTCGCCCATGTGCGTGCCCATCGACCGGTCCATGTATCAATTCGGGCTGTAAGGCGTGGGAGAGTCGTGTAGGGGCGGTTGCACCGTCGAATGCAGTTGTCTCTGATTATATCGCAGTGTTAGCTGCGTTCTACGATACAGTGTATGTCCCGTCTGCCACCAAGCCAACCGAAGCACAGGTTACCACATTTTTATCATCGTCGGCCGGAACCGTTGCGGGTGTTGACTCGTCGTCCATCAAGAAGCTCATTATGGACGGGTTTCATATCGACAAGACTGGCACAGCAGCTGCGAATGAGGAGAAGACTCAGATGTTCAAACCATCCGACGAGAATCTCGCACCAAAAGATGGTCGTGATGAAGTTCGCACACGCGAAGAAGATGGCTATACACCTGCCGACTCTACCATTTCAACTCGGTTTGCAGAGGGCGAGTATGAACCCGTTACGCAATCGAACCCGATTAATCCGGGTATGTGGAATGATGGATCAAAGAACTGGAAGGGACCTCGACCGGCATCCGTCTGTGCGTGTGCCGAAAATGTTATGTAGACACAATGAGGAAGTGGATCCTGTTTGCCCTGGTCGGGCTTGTCTTACTGTATGTCTTCGGATCTCGCGAGGGGTTCCAAGATACAAACATAATTAAGGGTCCTCCGTATGGAGAGTCTGACTATTCTCAGATCGCAAGGATGATGCCCGGCACTCTTATTGCCGCAATTCATGATGCAAAGCCAGACGCGAATCCCTCGACTACCGCTGGACAACGTGTCCTTGTCCAGGGTGATATAGAGAATATCATGAGTGTATTCCACACATCGGTCTATCAGCCAGCAAGCACTTCGCTGACAGCCGGAGACGTAGATCGGTTTCTATCCACCTATCCGCTGACACCGATGGTCTCTGCGAACAAGGCAGATGTCAAAACGCTTCTTGTTGCGTATTTCGTAACTCCAACGCATGGCAGTGCTAATGCAGAGTTGACCAAGTCACAGAAGAACGCCGCATCATATGCTGAAAATTCTGGATATGCGGACATCCTCAGAGATATTGAGGACGCGAACAATGGTCCACTACCTCCACCGATCACCGAATCCCCCGACACCGATTCGGGTGCGGCCCGGTCAACAACCGGCGATGTGTTCTCAAGCGGAGGCCCGTTCTCAGGCCAGCCCGGAAATGGTGGTATGAGTTCGGCCAGTGCGTTGGCAAGTATGTCAGGAAACACGTATGGTTCGTCTGGGCCAAATGTGTCGTTATCTCCATTTGACTTCTTTCCAAAGTCTGGCCCATCGCCAGCCCCTCCGGGGTCAAGTCTTCGCGTGAAAGGCCCATCGTGGGGAGGAAAGGGTCAGTCTGCATCGTCTGCGTCTGCTAGCTCGGGAATACCGAATCCCTTTCTGTACGGCCCGGGGTCTGGGAACGCATCATCCCGATCTCAAACAAACAGTCAGGATATAACCATGCTGCCCTCTCTCGATTCGCTAGGCTCCAACCCCGAGAATCAGTATGCACCTACATCGCGAGTTCCTGGAGACCAGGATCTTGTACCGAATCCCTACCTCCAATCGACCAGTTACTCGCTTGCGAACAATTCTCAGAAAACGGATCCCGTTCCGTTCTTAGCCAATTTCTCTGCGTTCCAGAAATAAGATGTCCTTCGGTCTTCGTAATCAACGAGGCTCCTGTTGGGTCAATGCAACTCTTCAAGCAATCTTCCGTATTCCCGATGTCCAGACACGCTACAC